GCGTGTTGTGGGATTCTGGACTCATGGAAATGGTTTAACCAATGGAAATGAGTTCGGTCGATTCGAGCCTGTTAATCAGGCCATGATTGATGTTGTTGGAGCAACACCAATTGTGCACCAAGGACTGGATTTTCAGTCGCACCTCCAACTCCAAAAGTCCTTGTAGGGAGTTTACCGTTCTGGGAACGGTATCCTGCTAAGTACTTGAAAAAGCAGGAGGGGGTGTTTGGTGGCATAGATGTATTTGGAAGTGAAGTGCATCTTAGTCCGTTACATCGGCAATATTTGTGTAAAGAAGCGTTCCCTGTAGTTGGAACCCTCACAAAGTTTGCGATGTATAAAAACTCGCGTGGACCCGATCCATACGTCCAAAATTTTATGGATGAAATGGATATCCCTCGTTTTGAGAGTTGGGGTTTACCAAGACCCAATGCAGAAGCAGCTTATATGTCCTTGAAAAAGTACGATAAGGTGATTCCGCATATGGAAGAAGATCAGATTCGTGATCTTAATCTTGCCTGGGAATGGACTGAGCGACAATTTGGTATTTATATGGCCAATTCGCGAGTCAAAGACCAAGCCGAAGTTATTGCTAAGTTAGATAAGCAAACTTCGCCGGGTGCTCCTTTTAACGTCCATTATAAGACTAAGAAGGAGTTGTTTGAAGAAGACCCGGAGATTGTGGAGTGGTTGGAAGCTGACTGGGAACGGTTAGCGAGCGATCCAGACTGGACTTCAATCTGGGTTAACTCCTTGAAGGAAGAACTCCGTACCGGAGAGAAGCTGCGGGAAAATTCACAGCGTACTTTTACCGCTGGGTCTGTTGATATGACAACCCACGGAAATCGTTTATTTGCTGATATGAATGAGAAACTTTACGCTTCTCACTTGCGTTCTGCAAGTACCGTTGGCTGGGCTCCCATGTATGGAAATTGGCATCGCTTAATTAAAAAGTTAGATGTTTTTCCAAATGGATATGCTCTTGATGAATCGCAGTATGACTCATCATTGAGAGCATTTCTCATGTGGGCCTGTGCGCGACTAAGGTGGCGCATGCTCCGACCTGAAGATCAAACAGAAAAGAATTACAATAGAATTCGTACATTGTATCGGAATATTGTTAATAGTTTGATTGTCACCCAAGATGGAGTCTTGGTGTTGAAACTCGGAGGTAACCCTTCAGGTTCGATAAATACCATATCGGACAATACACTGATCCTTTACGCGTTAAAGGCGTATGCTTGGATTCGCAACTACCGTAAGTTCAATGAAAGACTTGAACCAAACTATCAAGAGTTTGAAGATAACACAGCGAAAGCCTTATGTGGAGATGATAACACATGGACAGTGTCAAATTGGGCGCATGCGTTTTATAATGCGTATACCATCATTGAGGAGTGGAAGAAAATAGGAATAACTACTACCACTGATTCAATGGAGCCAAGAGCTGCTGATGAGTTGGATTATCTCTCAGCACACACTATATATATAAAAGGTGTGGCGTGCCCAGTTTATGATCGGGAAAAATTGATAACTTCGAGTCTGTTTTGTACGAAGAAATTAAAATCCCCAGCACATACGTTAACGCGTGTTGCCGGAATTTTGGTGACCGGTTGGACGGATATTCCCTTCCGGCTTTTTGCTAGAGGTTTGATTGATTGGTTGATGCATAATTATGATCACATATTATGTAATGATCAAGATTGGATTATCGCTAAATGTGGGGTGATGTCAGATGCTCAGTTAGAAGAGCTGTGGACAGGTAACCCATCACATATGCGGTTTTACCCCCAATCAGTATCAGGTCCTGCAGTTAAATCACATATGCCTGATAAAAGCGAGATGTCAAGCTCTAAAAAGCAAGTGAAGACACAAAAACGTCAACAGCAACGACGTGCTCGGCGTGCTACAAAGCGCATGCCAGCGAAACCCCGTTCCCGCCGGGCTAATGTAGGTAAGGTGGTAACGATTGTTAACCAAGCTCCTAGAACAAGGCAGCTAAAGAATGGAAATAGGTTTATTTCCCATCGTGAATACCTTGGAAAGGTTGTGGGTTCGACGGATTTTTCCATAAAACAATTTGCTATGAACCCAGGTGTTCCTAGCAGTTTCGCTTGGTTGTGGCAACAGGCTCTTGCCTATGAAAGTTATAGGTTCAGGCGGGTACGTTATGAATTTGTTAATTCAAAGTCAGGTACCTTTGCCGGGACTGTCATTATGGGTATTGATTATGATCCCCAAGATCCCATGCCATTAAATGAGGAAAGCCTTCAAACTTATTGGGGAGCGAAAACTGGCCAAATTTGTGAGCCACTCACTCTAGTCGCTGACAAAGCTGCTATGCATAAATTAGGTCCGACAAAGTTTGTTCGGAGTGGCACAACTACAGATGATTTAAAACTGTATGACTCAGGTAATTTCTTCATAGCAATTTCTGATTGTGCCGACACCTCAAATGTAGGTCGTGTATTTTGTGACTATGAGGTGGAACTAATGACTCCACAAGTCGGTGTTAACACAACTAATCTCTCCGTGCGGATTTCCCCAAATGGAGAGCAACTTTCCGCCCCACTTGGTACAAGCTGGGTGATTGTCGGAAGTTTACCAGTTCAGCTTATTACTGGTTTCTCCTTTAAGGTTAGGGCTATTGGTCAATATATGATAGCGTGGCAAGTAAGTGGAACTGGTTCGCCACAAGTAACCATTAGTAGTGTTACTGGGACCTCTACATTTAATGTAGCGAGTGGAACCAATGGAGGCGCTAGTGATAATTACTATGCCTTCCAGTTAATTGGTGTAAATAGTATTGACGATATATTCACTGTCACACCCGCTGGAACTACCATCAGCATTGTTACTATACGTATCGCCCCCTACACAACTAACAATGGTTAATTGTGTCCAACGTTTCCATAAAATCTGTTTGATAACTGTACGTCTTGGAATGAAAATATCTTGGAGAATTTCGTAGTTGCACCAATTAAAGCAAGTACACACACAAAGGAGTAAGCCTCAGAAGGACTTCTTTGTGGATTTCATAGTCTTTTGAAACCCCTGCGTCAAGGAGTGACGACAAACTGGATAGGAACTTCCAGCTATTTCCATTATAGAGAAAATGTGAAACTTTCCAACCTAAGATAGGAGTGTTGGCGTTATAGCACATAGTCAAAGTGCAGGATCTCGGAAGAGGACCCGACGAGTAATAGAGAGTTAATAGGTTGGCCGCGTAAGTGGTTAACTGGAACGTGCTTTGCACAAAGACACCACTTATTAGCAGGCTGACTCGTGGACTCTCCGTTTGGTTCCGTCGTAAT